ATTAACAGTTTCCATCTTATCTCTATATCTAGTTACATTTTGAGTGATAAACTTAGCAAAACCACTGTCATAGCCCCTAAGTAATCCATGATATTCTAGGAATTCCTCTTGCATTAGTTGAAGATCTTCTAATATGTAAGAAAACGCGTCATGCGTCTTAGCCCAATCATAAATAGTGGGTCTACATATCTTCAAATGACGAGCTAACCCTGCGATACTGGGCATTTTATTCGGTGTTTCATAATTAATTACTTGAATCTGATCTTTTACGACAATTTCTTTTGATTTTGTCTCGAAGAGTTCGAAATCTAGGTATTCTTTACATTGTTTGATTATATCTTCATGATATTTTGTTGGTCTCGCCACTTCTGGTCCTTGGTTAAACTTCTTCAACCAGTCCAGAGTAATAAAAAAGCCCCTTTATGACAAGAGGCTTACTAATTTACTTAAATATTTTAATTAACTGTCTTACACCCTCACTCACATTCCCTTTACCTATTCTCTTTATATCTCTTATGTCTTCTTTGCTTAGTGTGATTGTTATGGATTTCTTCTTATCCTTTTCATTCATCTTAGGTCGACTCACGTAATACCTCCTTAAGCTGATCTATCATTTCCTTAAACTCTTCAATGCTGACATAAACAGGTGTTACATTCATTCTTATTGTTTCCATCACACTGTCAGATTTACTTAAATCTAGGAATAGCAGTCTCTTCTCTATTTCCTCTTCATAAAACTTTATCAACTCTTTAACGTTAGTTTCAAATTTAATTTGTTCCGTTTGTGTTCCCATATTGCCCCCTATAAAGTAAGTGTTTCAGTTCCTAATGATACTGTTCCATCGTCGTGTATATAGATAAATGGTATACTGCTTATTTTCTCAAGGTTACATGACGCTCTATTAAGTTCTACCTCTTGACCAATTTCAAATTCAGGTGTAAATACGCAGGTAATAGCATTGTAGTCACTCTCTTCGTTTTTAGTGTAATGAGTATTTGTTAAATAATGTCTATTTTTATGTGGTGAATAGCTTAGTTTAACAGTCTCATAACCCGAGCCAGTACATGCATCATTCTCATAGAATATTTCAGATATTGCTACATTAGTATCTTCGATAGTTACTGAAAAAGCTCTTGATAGTAGCTCAGAATCTACCAAACATTCAGACCCATACACTCCTTTAATAAAGTGTTGATTGTTAATAGTTACACTTCCACTAGGTGCTGCACCGATTAGCTCATCTCCACCTGTATTTCTGCTAGCCATTCCTACATTCGGTGGTTCACATGCTACTAAGAAATTCATCGCAATCATTAAAATTAGTGTTCTCATACGTTCTCCTATATTTGTCTCTCATTGTTGCTATGACTCATTGTATCATAAAGACAAGGTTAAAAAAAGATAAAAAAACGGTTTAATTAGAATTGTGAGTAATTACGAAGGTATAGAACTACTTGTTCTGTTTATCTTACTTAAACTCTTCATACTCTATGCCAAGCTCTTTACATTTTTCTTTGTTGTGATTAATTTCATCTGACGTATCGCAACTTCTATCGTCTATCCATGAAAGTGTTTCTCCACAAGAATCACATGTACTATAACCACCTAAGCCATGCAGCCCGATTGTTCGCCTAAACCCATAACCCAATGTCGTCTTTTTATGTTTACACTCACTCATCGAATTCCTTTCTATCAGTATAATTAATTCTATTAAATATATGATCTGGACCAAAGTATTCCAGTAGATTTCTCTTAATATCTAGATAGCTATTATCCATTCCTAGGTCATCCAATTGAAGTGCTAATAAGTTCTTCTCTCCAGCAGTTCCTTTTAAAGTTATGCTATATTGGTAAGCTTTAAAGCAAATATATTGCCATATAGAGCATTTTTTATTCTGCATTTTATTGATGTAATACCTATCATGCCACCATAGTTTCATAGCTATTGGGTATGCCTCCCATTGATGTTGTTCCCAAAAGTAGTTTCTATGTTCTTTACGAATTCTCCACAGAGTTTTAATAGCTAACCAATAGTCGGGTTTATGGGTTTCTCTATACATTGCCCACCCATAATTCTTTAAAGGATCGAACCCAAGAGAATACATTCCTATAATCTCATCCCTACTTATTGGAGGGTATTTCTTCCCCGGCAATCTGTATATACAGTAATCAGAGTCTGTCATTGCTGTTACTACACATGATTCATACGCACTTTTTATCTTTTGTCTTTGGCTGTATAGTAATATAAACAGTTTTTTCTTGTAAGCCGTATAAATCCAGCCGTTATTAGAGCGAGGCTCCATATTATTAACTGGTTTATCATGATATAAGCCATATTTGCACACATAGTTATTCTCCATATATTAGCTCCGTTAGTTCAGGGTGATCTAAAACCGTTCTCTTTCTAATAACAAAATTAGCATGCATCTCTAGTACTATTAATGTGAACTCTGTGACACTATGAAAATCGGCTACATCATCTCTTCTGTCAGCATAATCATCTACTCCCATCACTTTAAATATTTTATCCTTGAGTACTTTTATATAGTTATCAACATCACCTGATGTCTTAGATAACCGACTGCCATCCTTTATAAAGAACTTAGGATTGCCAACTCTAATAGTAAGTGAAATGATATCTTTAGACGGGTCAAAAGTTCTACCAAACCTAACAAGTGCATCCGCATGATCTTCGAGTAATACACCTAACTCTTCATCAAAGGCTAACCCTTTACCTGTCTTTATCCGCTTTCCTGACTTATTGTTACGGTAGTAACCATTGTAACTAAGTGGTTTAATCGGTAGTATTATCTTCATTTTATAACCTTCCTAACAATATAAATTCATCAGGATAGTACATACATAAATCAATCCCATTATTAAACCAGAGTGTAGATATATAATCTCCATTGACAATATATATAACTATTATATTTTCATCCACTTACATACTCCTGCGCACGATAAGAAACCTTATCGTGAATTATAAATCGTGTGCAAAATCTGCCATTCTCATCCCGTGGTGAACACCTTCAAGCCTCAAGATTGCATCTTTATATGGGTTAAACAGCAATTCGCTGCCGCCTAACATTTTCAAAAAATGGATTGTCTCATCCACCCTACCTTGGTTTCTAATATACTTTGTTATTTCAGTTTCTTGTACTGGTTCACTCTCACTTTTACATGGTATATTCATTTCTTCATCCATTTTATTCCCTTTGTTGCACGATAATAACTGTTATAGTGCATTTAATTATTCTCAAAATACCCAGAATCATACAGATTCTTTATGTTACTTTTACAGTTATCACAAATGAATGGAACCATTGTATTTGGATGAACATGCTCTACATCACATCTTAAACATGTCCATGATGTAAAAGCTTGCCCTGACAAACCACTCCTACTGTTCTGATAGGCTATAAGCGGTCTAGTTAAGTTGTTTATTCTTCTCATTAATGTATCTTCTAATTCCATGTATTTACCTCTCTATGCACGATAAGATAAATTATCGTGCGTCTCTAAAATCACACTCTTGTATTATTCCTAAGATAGTTGCTGCCCACATATGAGCTTTATGTGGTCTGCAATATTCTTCTATTTCTTTTAGTTTTTCATTGTACTCCTCATCGGGAATATCATCACATGGGTCATAATGCTTATTGTATTCTGACTCACATTTCTCAAAGTTGTCTGGTAGATCATTCATATATTTTCCTTATGTCATTTGACTTACGTTTTATCATATCACTTAGACTCTTATCAACATCGCTTGTAAAAATGTAATAGTAAAAACATGTTTTAGTTTGACCCATCCTAAGTGTTCTCTTCTTAGCTTGCTCTAACTCAGCAGGAACAAAGGGTAGATCATTAAATATCGTGTAATTTGTACCTGTTATGTTAAAACCTGTTGACGCAGATCCGATGGTTGCTACTAAAGCATCACGCTTTCCTTTATTAAAAATATCAATTACATCCTGCCTAACTCTGGGCTTAGTATTCCCGTCTATCATAAAACAGTTTAAAGATTCATGTAATTGTTTAGCTGCAGCTCTATGACATGTGAATATCAACGGTCTATGACCTTGTTCAATTAACTCTTTAGCATGTTTTATAGTGGTTTCTACTTTAGCCAAAGCGTTCATTGATTTTAAACTCATATAAGCAGGATCATTTGCATCCATTTTAAATAAATCAAATGCTTCTTTTAATTGTTTGTCGTATTTCTTAGAGTTGCCAACTATTTCAGACTCTACTTCTTTTGGGAGATCCAAGACCTGATCTGCTCTTCTACGAATAAGTACAGGTCTAATAAGAAGTTTAAGCTCATCAACATTACGAACGCCATCAAACCTAATAATAGGTATGCCGTTAACCTCAAAGGTTCTCTCATTAGAAAAACGATTGCAAAACTTAAAGTACAAACGATAATAAGGTTTAAATTCGTCATAATTTCCCCCATAATGACATGCTTGTAAAAGAGACCAAAACTCTGAAACCCTATTGGATACAGGTGTTCCCGACAGTCCCATAAAATATTTAGGCTTATTGAATATTAATAGATCGTGTAAAGCCTCTGTTCTCTTAGCTTTATAGTTCTTTAGATAGTGACATTCATCACATACAATTAGATCAAAACCGTCCCATTCTAATTTCTTAAGACTAGCATAACTAACCACCGTGATGTCTAGACCTTCAGTGAATTTCTCAATCTCATTTAACCAATTTTGTTTTAAAAAAGCGGGGACTACTACAAGTGTTTTAGCCCCGACTTCACAAGCAAAGGCTAGTGCGGTGACAGTTTTCCCCAGCCCAGCTTGGAAATTATTGATATGATAAGGATGCTTCAACGCAAATTCCACACCCTCAACTTGAAAATCTTTTAACTCACCTTTAAACTTCACTGTAATTAACCCTTTTGATCGTTCTGAAGTAGTAGGATGATTCCCTGGATTGCGTACTGTACGCCAACCTCAACACCATATTCATAAGAATCATCAAAATTCCAATTGTCCCAATGCTCTATATCAAAGTTAAAATCAGGATCATGTGTTTTCTCTACGTATTCTTTTATTTTTGTTATTAATTCTTTAGTCATTTCTCTCTCCTATTTAATAGCCTTAACAATGATCGTATCCTGTTGTTCAGTATATTCTTTACCGTGGCATCTACTGAACCATTCGCACGGTCTAAAGTACGCCTGGCAGTAAGTAAAATTCTTAGTTGGAGCTTCACCTTTCCTAAGTTCCATCGATCTTTTATATAGTTCCAAATGTTCATTCACTACCTCTTTCATGCTAAGTAATTCTTTAGGAATAAAGATTGCATAACTTCTAACTAACTTCTTATCAACCATCCTAAGAACATATTGAGAATACGTTTCTTTCTTCTGTTGTTTAGCAGCTGATTTAGTAGTCACTAGGTATCTAACACCAATAAATTTATCTGGGTCTAAATCATATTTGATGGCTATCTCGGGGTGAAATGCTGCGTACAAATTCAACTGCCGATCACGGGGCAACTCAGCTATTTTATTCTCATAGAATGTCTTAGCAGTTTTTAGATCTGAAATACACCAATCACCATTAGGTCTCTTCTCAATTAAATCGATATAGCCGACGGTAGAAGCAGCATCTATCTTGTATTCACATGCTACAGCTTCGAAGTCGTCTTCTTTTCGGAGACGCAAGTATTGAAGTACGAGTGCATGTACCAAACCTGCATCCTCTTCTCGTAATCCGATTTCTTGTACACAATAATCGAGTTCTTTTGTGATATTTTCTGGTTTCTTATGCATCGAATGTTCCAGAATATAGTGGAAAGAAGTACCAATATCAAAATGACTATTGTCTCGATTTGCATCTGAGTCCTTTTCAGTCTTAGCGACTTTGTAGTGGTGGTATTTTTGTTCACAATTACGGAGGAGATTCCCGGATGAATAACTCAGCCGGGTGTCCTCAAACATCTCTGTCTGACTCATGACTATTCTAAATCGTTGAGGTTAGTAGAATTTGGATTTTCTATAGTGACTGGCTTAGCATCCTCAACAAATACGTCGAATTGATTAGCTTCTTTACCAGCCATTTTACCTTTCTCAAGAGTAATTTTGCCTTTGAAAACAACTTTACAGATTTCGCCTTCCGCAAGTTGATCCATGCAATAGTTAAGTTGTCCTGCACTATTAAGGCATTTTCTTTCACCAGTATCTAGGTCTTCAAATAAATGTTTTGGTTGTCCAAATTTTTGATCTATTGTAGTTTCAATATATTTTCCTCTCTCAAAGAAAACAAATCCTGGTTCACATTCAGAGTACTTGAAATAAGTTGGGGGTGTCATTAAACGCATAAAAAATCCTTGTTATATATGATGCCATAATTGGCTTAGTTATTTATTGGATGCCTGAAACTATAATTATGAAGCCATAACGTCAAGATAAAATCTGATGCCGAAATACCAGAAAGCTATTAATGATCCCATCACTCCCCACCTAAACAATTTAATGTCCACGATTTACCTCTCTCCATTCTTCTCTTAATCTAGCTATCTTTTTAGTGTTCCATACCACTAGAGCGTTTTGTTTTCTCCAGCTGTAGGTACAAGTTTGTTCACGTTCTAGGTCTTTGAAATATTCTTTACGTTGTTTAAGAGCAATATCTATTTGTTTCTCAATAGCTATTTTCTTCTCTACAATTAAGATACTCATACTCTCGTCCACTTATATCTTTTTCTACCGTACCAAGATCTACCTATATAGACTTTCTGTAATTCCGTAGTTGATCGTATAGAGTGAGCGTGAATGTCATTATAGATTTCATTTAATAGATATGGTATTGACCTTGATCTAGCTACAGTACTCCCACCCTCATGTCTAAACCCCATAGTATGTGACCATTCATGTACTATTAAAGAACCTAATTTTCTATAACTTAAAAAATCTAGAAATTTAACATTCAAATGGATAGTTCTTTTACCTGGACTCATATATCCATATACTCCAGCCATTGTGTAATAGTCATCAATGTACAAATCCATTTCATTATCAGCGAAATTAGATGTCTCTTCTTTCCCGGACATAATATGATTATACAATTCAGATTTAGTGACATCTTTCCATTTAGATAATTCTCCCCACGGTCTCATATCAAATATAGCCGATTTAAAATCACCTGAATTTACAATCAATTCAATTTGTTCACTTACTTCAATCAACTTCTTTCTTCTCTCACAGCCATTGATCTTGTCTAGATTCATTTTTACTTTAATCATAACCATTCTCCCTCTTATACTTTAGAAATTTTATAAACTGTACCTCATTGTAATATTTGGATTTTATTCTATCTATCTCTTTGTCATATTTTTTCGTAGCCCAATAAATTTCATCTTCTTCTGGTGTTCTTTTTGGTTCGTCTTTAAAAAAATTTTCCGCCCACTCCATACCTTTCATACCTACTCCATATACTCTTTGAAATATTCATACTCTTCTTTCGACCTTTCATCTACATATATTGTTTGCCTTTTAAACTTATTACCGTCAGGGGTTCTACCTGTTCCATCTTCATAATCAGGACTCCAAATATCAATATCAAAATCAATCAATTTGTTGGCTTTACTTTGCATCTCTCCCTCAAAATAAAAATAGAAAGCTGTCACCATACACTCTAATAAAACATCAACGGGTCTCAAATCATGACTATCAAACTCTATATAAATAGCATCGTGTAGTGGGTAGATAACCGTCAAACCAGCATCTTGTGCTAATTGAATCGCTTTACGTAATATCGCAGATCCCATACCTTGAATCGGCATGTTTTTAACTGATTTATCATTTCCATTGTCCCCAAACATTGTCCATCCGTCCTCAAGTTGCCAGAATCTATGCACACCATAGGTATAGTAGGCAGCATTCTGCCATTTAGTGTATTCAGGATAAGCTTTATTAAAGATTTCTATAAGTCTCTTTGCGTCCTCTGTAGTTTGTACCATTCCAGTGTCAGCTGTGAGTTTTCTTCCCAATGCTTTTGGTCCCATGAGGTAACTGATTCCAAGTGTCGTAGCTTTGAATAAATCTCTTTCTCTCTTATATTCCTCACGTGTTCCTTCAGCCGGTACAGCTCCTGCGAGTTTCGCAAAGTATAAATAAACATCACCAGATTCATAAGCGTCAAGCATATTAGAGTCTCCACTAACTAAACCTCCTAGTAGGAATTCTTGAGATTTGTAATCAATTGCTGCAATAGCTCTACCTTTTTTTGGGCCAATGAGACTTCGCATCCAAGCCGATTTAAGCGGGATAAAACTAGTGGCTTTAGGTTGATATCTACCCGATTGTGCTCCATAAGGGTTAAGGTAACACCTAACTCTTCCATCATTTCCGAGTGAGTCGAATATAGTTTCTTTGTTTTTTGTCGTACTTCCTTTAGGTGTAAATCCATTTAAACTCCTATAAGTTTTAAGATATCTTAGATATTGAATAAAAGGACAGTCTCTTGGAAATTTATGGCTATAGTTAAAATGTTTTTCAAATGACTCTACTCTTAAACTATAGTTTCCTAATTCTGTTTTATCCCATATATCTCTATACTCTGACTCTTCAATTATTTTCTTCATCATCAAAGTATTTTTACTATATATTTGATTTTTATTGTTCCACTTGAAAAGATCATATTCAAATTGAGAATTTATATCTTCACATAATTTTATTAATATCTTTTTTACATTCCCTGCGAAGTTTTTCATCTTTTCAACATCGACCGGATAGCCTTCAGAAATCATCAACGCTGTTCTGGCCATTGTTTCTGATCTCCAGTAAAGATGGTCTTCTTTTACTTCATAATCTCCAGGTGCTCTTTTAAAATATTCTTCATACTCAGATCTAATTACTTCCCATATTTCTGGAAGATATTTTACATCTGAAGTACAGTATTCTGTAATGTGTTGTTTGAATATTTCTAGTTGTTCCGGTGTACCGTTTATACAAATATCTCTCATTTCATCTTTATGATCAGTATCTATTTGTTTACCTAGCAATTTATAAGTACCGGATGCTAGACTAGAAGGGGGTCTATTTCTTTGCTCTCCATATTTTGGAATTCCAAAGTTGACTATTTTACCTTTAACTAAATGTTTACCTGTAGAATATTTGTGGTAATGGTTCAGCAACATTCTATATTCCACCATTAAATCTATAACTTTAAACTTAGCAGGATGTAATCCTAGACTGATGAATGACTGTCCCTCGGCTACGTAGTTCCAACATAAAAATATTACACCCTTGTTTCTCATATCTAAAAGTTTTTGCTTACATTTATATTTCTGTACTTCATCTCTTAACCAATATTCCCAAATAAGACCATCGTATTGAAATGAACAACAAATTAGATCTAGTCTAGCTTCGGCTGTACCTTTATATTCGAAGTCAATACTGCAATATGTTCTAGCCATTACATGTCCTTCATTTCAGTAGGTTTTTCTTTAGCCCTATATTTATCTAGGGGGATAATAAAAGAATTACGTACTGATTTGCCTCGTTCGTACTCTCCTAGTTTCTCACCTCGGTGTCTATAGTTATCAAGGAAGTCTATAACTTTTTTATGGGTAGCGGGTTGGTACTTGTCATGCTCATCATACAAACTAGATAGTTGAATTTTATCTGTCTCTTCACCATTAATTATTTCATCTACAATCTTCATTTCCCATGGCTTTAATGATTCATATACTACTTGATAAAATGCTTCAGATTTATAGGGTTTCATTGTGTTGAAATCTTTTGATTTATTTTCTTCTAAATAGTTGAAAAATGCCTGTGCAAACTCTTCAGTTTCAATCCTTAAAGAGAATTCGGACATCCAACTATCCTCTATTTCCCTTTCAATAGTTGTTTGTTTTGTTAATTCTAATACAGAAAATCTTCTCTCATCATATGTGAATTTCCAATCTGAAATATTATTAGTAGCTATCCACATTGATACAAAGTTTGTAACTGATTCAGTTTCTTTTGATTTTTCTTCTACATTAAACTCTTTATTGGCATCCGATTTAAGAATATTTATAGCTGCATTTGTATCAGCAACCATCTCATCCATTAGAACTAGACGTTTATTTTTCTTATAGCCATTGAATTCTTTCTTAAGTGCGTTTTGGGGAGCCTTACGATAATTAGATTTGCCCACACATCCAATTAGCATTTCTATTAGAGTAGTTTTACCTGTACCTTTCACCCCATAAAGCATTACATAAGACCACATCTTATCAACCACTGTTGCATAAGATGAATCTATATAATATTGAAGAGATTCTTTATCTACAAATGATGTTTCGATAAAGTATTTTTCTTCCATTGCTAATTTTAAACTTAAATCCCTATCGTATCTCCATTTGGGTTGAATACATTCATTTATACAAGTTAGATTGCATCCTAAACTTTCAGAATATTCCTTCCAAGATTTGTCATTTAGATCTTCATTTATTAAATACGGATTATACACTCTTTTAGCTAGGGGGAACTGTGGTTTTATTGATTGATAAGTTTCTTCCCCTATCAAATGTCTGTAGGCTAATATCGAGAACCCTTCCACTTGAGATAGGGTGTCTCTTTCTACTATAAATTTATCTTTATCGTGGTATTCACTCTCAGCTTCAATATCTTTGAATACTAGGAATTTCATAGGATCTATTTGATCCATATCCTCATGTAGTAGCTTTCCAGCTTCATCTCTTTTCACCTCAACTAAAGTATCTTTAATTGTATTTAGAACATCATGATTGAAATCTCTAACAGAAAACCCATTAGATTTAACCACCATAAATAGATCTAATTCTATTAATAGAGCATCATCATTTAATATTTCTTTGATCACAGCATAGTTAGCTTTACTGTTACCATTGAACAGAGCTTGACCTCTTAGATTGTACTTTTGATTTTCTTGTAGATAATTCGATACAATATGTACCGGATCAAGTGCCTTCTCCATTGCAGTCCCTCCATCAGGATTGTGATAATTAATTACTTAATCACCACATTGGTATACCCAGAAGTCCTGCAATGAAAAAGTATAATGAAAATAGGGTAGAGGTATAGGAATGTCAAAGATTAATTATGACGCATTGGGTTTCAGAGAAATGCACAAAACATTGTATCTAATCTGAAAACTTTTTTACCTATTTTTTTTCGAGCAAGTTTTTTTAAAATTTTGCTCATTTTGACGGAAACAAAGCGTCAAAGCTATGTTACTACATAGCTCATTAGCTTTTTGTGTATGAAATAGAGAGGTGGTTTGTTTCATGAGATTATTCTACCACAAGAGTACTTGTAATAAAACTGTTTTAGTGAGTTTTTTAGGTAGAAGAATCTTGGTATTATTGGGCATGAAGAAAAAGGAAGTTTCATTCATATTCGGTAAAACCCTAACAACCCATCTTGCATCAATGCCTACAAATTCTCGCTATCTAACTCTCAGAATTGAGCGTTTTAGTGAGGAGTTTCTTAATGCTGATGTCACTTTCGAGAATGTAGATACTATGTTAGATGCTATCTACGATTATATGTATCAATGTGAAGAATCATCTGAGTTAGAACACCATCTAATCAATCTAAAACAATCCATTTTCTGGTTACGCGCTTATAGTGAGTTGTAAAAAATACCTATGATGTTGTAAAAATATTTATCTGTGATAATAATTATATTCTTATCGTGCAGAGGAGATATAAGTAATGGGAATTAAAGAATATTTTTTAATACAACTAGTGCTCCAGATGGTGCTGCATGGGATGATTATTTTTATGTACATTCATGACAAAGTTATGGGGTGGAGATAGTTAATGCACTATAACAGTTATTCTAAGGCGCAAATTTCGTCCAGCGACCTTTCTTATTAAGTAACATTGGTAACAACTTAGGTTGACCTTCATAAATCAATCCATGCCCTACTATAGGACGCTTGGGTGTGTTCTTATTATAAGCGAAGGCGAGAGATTTATCATCAATACTACAACCGACTTGCATGCCCCAATATAGATTGTTAGGATTAGACCAGTAATCAATCTTAAACTTGGAGTGATAATGCCCTTGAACGATACACATTCCCATGGATTGACTGACTTTTTGGACGTCAGCTCCTATTCCATGGTTGAAATAACATTCTTGACCATTGCTGAGCTTAATAACAAGATCTCTATGCCAGACCCAGCCCTTTGGAGCATCCAACACGTCCCCGTAGGATTTGAGATAAGACAAGGGGATTCCGTTAGTCTTAGCCTTCCTGTAGACCATGCTGCCATGATTACTTTCCATGACATCGACGACAGGGAAAAGGTCATAATACTCCTGTAAATCTTTCTTAGCTGCAATAAGCTCATCACCAGCACTGAACAATTCTGAATCTGAATCATGGAAACTTAATGCGTGTTTATCACATTCATCTCCAATATGAATGACTCGATCAATAGGATATTCGTTTTTAATGGCTTTTAAAAAGGGGATATTATCAGGGTGACCGTAGGGTAAATGTGTATCTGAAATTATTAATACGCATCTATTTTTACTCATGTTATTCCATCCTTGGTTTACATATAGTTAAAATTGTAAAATATTGTAAAATTTTGTAAAATATTGTAAAGTATAACTTTCCAAAACGCCCATAAGCATCATCCATGATTACCATGGACGCCTAGGAGAAACACTATAGGACCTGTTTGCATAATCCTATAGGAATATTATCGTTCTTAAGTTATTTGATGGCAAATACAGAATGTATAGCTAGGTGTAAATGTTCAGCGGTTCCGAAGTGATAATAAGCTAAATCTCTTCCACCTGAACGCTTCTCATACCAGTAGTTTTTATACTCTTCTTTACCTTCAATATATTCCATTATATCCATTAAAATAAATAGATCCAAATCCTTGGTTCTAATATCAATGGCTCTACCCTCTCTGTGAGCTGATGAAGTTCTTCTAAGTAATTTGTCTTGTAATTTAGTTGTAACTGTCTGAGTAACAGTCAATTCTACTCCATAATTATCATAGGCGTAGTTGTACATATCCATGAAAATCATTAATAGGACTGGATGGAGGGAACAGAATAACTTACGATCCCTGCTATTTTTAAATTTAATCATTATGGATTTGCATATTCAAAAGCATAGATTGTTACTGAACTGAAAGCAGCACTGAGGGAGATAATCTCACCGGAACTCATAATAATATCTTCTGTAAAATTACCGACACTAGTGCTCAAATCAACTAAAGCGAATGTTGTGTCTCCTAAAGGTCCAATCAAACCACCACTGACATTAACTGCTGCATCCACTTCTATAAATCCAGATGTGCCAAAGGTGATAGATAAAGAGGAACTCGTGTTTAAGGTCATCACTTTAATTCTTGCGAAGTTATCAGCTGGAACTGTATAAATTGTTCCTGATGTTCCTGTTATTTTTGTAACAGCATTTAATTGTTCACCACCAAAAAAAGTAGCCATATATTCTCCTAATTAATTGGTTTATAAAAAATTGTTATTCCACAGTTTTGAGCTGATGCCATTGAAGCATTTAGCTTCATAAATACTGACTCTCCCTCTAAGAAACTTGTCTTAGAAAATACTGGTAATGTTACCCCAGTAGGAGATATATCTGTGGATGTTGTTAGATTTCTAAATCCAATTGTTTCGTCTGCAGAGGTGCTATCAATTTTAGGTGTTGTACTAAAGATACTTCCTTGTGTAACACCTGATGTATTCTTCCATTGGATATCAAATTCAGTAATACCACTTGCTCCAGAGATACCATTATAGAAAAAGACACCTACAATCTCTGTATTAAAGAAGAATGAAGCTGCACCATCAAAGAATGCAATCCCTGTAGCTACTCTATAAACACCATTTAATTTGAATTCTTTAATATCTGTTTGAAAATCATTTAAGAAGTTATTTTGAGCTGCTACTTTAGTTAATAGACCTTCGCTGACGGCTCTCTTATAAGCTACATCGCCCTCTAAAAACTCTGATCTGCTCGATGCTACGGGATCTTGTGCTGCCATGTTCTATCCTTATAAAGTTTACACTCTTTGCTTATTCTAAATAATTGTGTGCTATATGTAAAATACGATAAGAATAATTATTATCGTGCAGTAGAGGTATAAGGTAGCGAAATGACTGTAGAAGAAAAAGCAGATAAGATAACCGATAAAATGAAATCAATATTAAATGACTGTAAAGATTTTATACACGATGAAATCGAGTTTAAAGTTCAATTGTATGTAAATGGTTATTATGATTTAAAAAAAGAACTAGATTTAATGGGGTTTGAGTTAACAAATGCACCATAACAGTTTATTATTGTCTAGATAAGCGAATATGGGAAACCACCATCCAAGAAATCACTATACTCTACAATATCACCAACTTGGGGGGTGAAGTTTAGAGCATTATCTAGTGTCACAACTGGACCTACTATACTCACAACTGTAAAGATTGTTTCCTCTTCAAAACTATCGCTAGTATAGTCAGGACTGTGGACATAAATCTCACTGTCAACTGCCAGATCACCCGGATTACTAACTGAGAATGATGTTGCTGTATCTGATACCGATACAATAACTTGAGCATCCCAGTGAGCGAATCTTATCTTATAGTCATTATCTGTGTCGGCATCTATATCATTATATTCTGGAATCCCTACTTGGTGTGAAGAGCCAGGTACGAAACTAAGAGCTGGACTAACAAGCATGATGTTGCTATCGCTGGGATCAATACCAGTAAAAACCACAGTTTCATCGTCTGTGTAATCAGTTTTGAAGACTCGCACATTCTCACCGACGAACTCTTCCCATTTAGCTGCTTCATTTAAAAACTCTCCAGTATCTACAATTGTTACTAAGTTCAATCTAGTTGTTGTACTAGCATCAGACAACCCAGATGTAAGGCTGACAACTGCATTTCTAACTCGTATTGAGAAGGATGTAGATAGAAGATCTAGTTTTATCTGTCCAGTTTTTATGTTTAATGATGTATTTATTACTTCAAATAGCTGCTCATTCACACCACGTGTTCCGGTATTGAGATCAACTATCTTAGAAGCTTGTCCACCGAATGGTAGAATGTCTCCCACTTCTAGGTTAAAACCAGCTGCATATTTGACTTCGATTCCTTCAAAGTATGTAGGAGCGAATCTATATCTATCTATAATTCTTTCTGTAATTTGATTAAGTGCTGATGTGGTTGGTAGACCTTTAACTAAACCATTTGATTCAATTAACATCTGCTTTTTACCACCCTTGATTCTATCCAATGATGTTTGGGATAAAATAATATCCTTAGCTAGGAATTTATCCTCTAAGATATCTGGGCTGTAGTCATATCTAATGATGTTATATAGGTATTTATGAAGTGATCTTCTCTGTCTGATATCACCGATATTTGTGATGTTGTCGATATCTATAGTTGGAACAATGTCCGAACTAAATGGTGGTGTTACTAATTTACATGATGATCTTGCTTTCCTATTTATTGTATATAAACCTTGAGGGAAATACACTTCTTGGTCTAGGAATTCTTTCGCGTTATCGATTGTATCCTTGAGCTGGAACGTATAGGACACAAAATTGGTTGGGAATGAATTCTGTATATCGAGGTGACCTTGAACATCAACATTATTAGGCAACATCCCAAGACCGTCGGGTAATACATTAAATTGACTCCTATACTGAAAATCATCGGTAAAATCAGTTTCAGTTATTAAGGTTTCATTAACAACTATAAAAGAGCCATTCTCAAGTGTACCAAAGGTTTTAATGGTGAAATCACCTGCATTAACTCCTGTTGTTACTCTAATTGTATCACCCACCACCAATCCTGTCCTCAATTGAATATCAAAATAGTCGAATTGGAATGAATTTAGAATATCCGGCTCTGAAACAGATACGAAATTTACTGACTTTGGAAGGTCAAAACTATTGAAAAATGTATTACCATCATTTGATAACATCATTTTCAAGGCTAAGGGTATTGGTTTATCGATTAATTGTTGAAGTGAAAGTATTTCAACATCATCATCGTGAGCAACTGCGGTAGTTCCCTGTTGTCCTCTAAGCACTGTTATCTGTACGCCAGAATCAATAGAAACTAATTGCATAATCTCATCATCGACTCTGAATAAAGTGGTAGCTGTATCCTGATTAGGGATGATATCTAGGGTACTTGTTACATTAAATACTGTTTGAACATCGGTTATAGCACCAGATATATTGGATAAATATTGCTGGAATATGGCTTGTCTTTTAAGGTTTTCAGGATGGGCTACAGTCACCATAACTGTACCGTTTTGAGTGTAGAAATCAACTACAACACCCCTATAAATTGCGATAGCATCTTCGGGATATGCTCCCTGTTTGAATCCTATATAATAGTCAGCTTTACGTCCTAGGATCTCACCTAGATTATCGAATGCCAGAATCTGAGCTACTTCATTGTTTAAATCAACTAGAGCTATGTTTACGGATGGAAGTGAAGATGATCCACCTTTATCCGGAAATATTTGCTGCTTAATTGTTTTAGTGGATTGATCCAGGTCTATTACAGATAAACTATCAGGTCTAACCGATAAACCATCCCATCTAATATCAGGATCATCCCAACTAGTAGTGGAAGAATCCCACTCAGTGAATTCAAATACTGGTTGAGCTCCAAAGATAGTACCCAGACCCTCTATTTCTAAGAATGATTGAGGGTTAATTCCTATCTGTTGTGAAAGTGCTTTATTGGTGGGGGATAGGTCTTGAGCCATTTATCTAGTCACCTGTAGTTTCATCTTCATAGTTTTGAGCTTTAACATCATTTCCTTATCGGAAAATGGAATATCAATCCTATTTAGTTTGCATTTAGTGAAAAATACTCTGTAGCTTTTACATGTTTGATAGTTATAAAAGAAACCGTCTAGGGTTTTATTAATTAGAAGTCTACGATTCGCTAAAGTTGGAAGCTGCTTTAGAGATGATGCACAACTCGTTAAGGATATTATCCATATAAGCATGATCTTGTTCAGTGTCTTCATCTTTATTTTCCTCGGCATAGTATTCTTTATTAAGAAAAATTACTCTATCTTTGTATTTTCGAGCCTCTTTAGTATTCAATCTGGTAAGAAATTTCTCAGTGATTGAAAAAAGGGAGGCTACTAGAGCCCCGCTCATTATTTAAGCTCGTCGATTAAGATTTTAAGCTCAACCCAATCAATATCTCTCATTTCAGCTAGCATTTCTTTACCATCCGACCAAAGTGCAACTAACTCTTTTAGTGGATCAGCAGCTGGACCTAATTTCATAGCATCAGAGAAATCAATTTTCCCATCTTCCATAACATCTTCACCAACTTTAGCTAAAGCATCTAATGCTCGTACTAATCTTCTTAGTTTATCTACATCTTGTTTTGCCATCTGTTACTCCTTAATTAAATAGTTTTTAATATCTTTCACATCAATATGTACATTTTGCATTGTTTTTTCTAATCCGTCTATTCTCGAGGAATTAACGAAGGATCTGACTACCGAAGTCCCCGAAACGCCTAAGGCTATTACTGTAAGTGCTGCTCCTAAATGAGCGATAAATTCGGACATCCGTGTCTCCTAGTTAAATTTAGTTGTTTCTTCTGTGCTATTATCTTCACATAGTCTTACCCATGTTTCTTGTATTGTTCCATTTCCTAACCAGCTATTTCCTGTTTGTGTGGCGTCTAATCTAGTTGGAATTGATGTATCTACTGCTGTAAATGCGCATCTAGTGTAATTAGTGGCTGAACCATTAAGACCTCCTGGCTTAGATCCAATAAGTTCTCCAACACAGTGAGTTCCTGCTCCTGTTTTAAAAAATATGAGAGGAGTATCTAGCAGTACATTTGTAAACTCATATGCCCCTTGCATTTCAACTATATATCTCTTACCGATCTCTACATTGTTGAATGTTAATTCTACTGGACTGGCAGCTACTCCCGTTTGATCTGCTGCTAGAAATTTAGTCTGACACTCATTTGATAGCTCAGCTATTATTGCAGTTGTGTCAGGCACCTCTAGGATTGACATGTTATGAAAAACACCATCCCCGTCAAAAGTATTTCTTGCATTTCCTTGAGTTTGAAATACATTAAATACCATTGTTTGACCGCTATTCATTTGAATTGTTCCGCACCCCCCAACTTGGGGTTGGATTGTTGCTGCTGATCCGATAGTGTGTCTATGCAATTTAACAATCTCACCACCACTAACACTCGCCTCTACTTGATAAAAGAAACCAGCGGGGTATAATGCTGCCTCCAGTATTGATGTGGCACAAACTTTGTATGTAGTAGTCTTTGGAGATGTAAAAGTGGTTCCATCCCAAGCATTAAAGTTATCTATATTCTCAGTTGGATATGTCATAGCAGTATTGGAAGAATTAGGTATAGATTGAGCGTCTAATTTTTCAGCCTTAACTTGTACTACATCTTGAGTTTCTAAATCTGCGATTATAATGGCTGCATCAACATATTCATCAATCGTTAGCCAGTGACTAAAATTAGAGTTAGTTAAAGTCCCGGTACCTACTTGTAATCTAATCTGGGCTAAATCACCCTTTTCAAGATCTACAGTACAATGAAATTTAGTTGTATTATCTGTGGTTAAATTATCTTGGCTACAATTCTGTTTAATAGTAAAACCAGTACCATCATCTACATGTATAGAGATTAATCTAGTAGCTGAAGTTGACCAATTGCTTAAGCCATTAAATACAAATGCTCCATCTCTGGGAGCGGTAAACTGAGTTCCACTCCAACTTCCATCATTCCCTGTATCAATCGTAAAATCAATGGGAGTCACTGCTGTTGTTATTACAGTCCCTACATTGCCCCTACCTCTTGCTGTGGTGAGGGGAACTATGGTAGTTAAATTAGCTATTACAGATTCAGTGGTTGGTAATTCTGAAATGCTCATGAAGTTACCAGCCACATTGCCAGTTATATTTTGCGTAACTCCAGAATTTTGAAAATATTTGAATCTTAAAGTTTCACTCGGATCTAATCCTACTGTATAACAATTTCCATCTTCTACGTTTATACTTGTCTGTGCCACGTCAAAAAATGGTCTAGCAAAAGATAAGTCAGTTCCAATTGATACATCAATTCCTATATCTGCAAGCGTTCCAGCGTTCCAATTTCCACTCTGTGTTATACTTTGAATACATGCTATATATTGAGTTCTAGATGGTCTAGGATTGGTAAAAATACCTGTAGCTGGAATATAAGCACCATTAGAGTTATCATCAATCAGTGTATCATATGCTAGGTTTGTTGTTACATTATTTGTTAATGCTGTTACCTCATCTTCAGAATAACGAATCTCTATTAAATCTGTACTATTTATATTCTCAAATGTACCAGCTATTACTGCACTGACTGGTTCCGTGGCATTGAAACCTACTATTGGAAGATCAGTAACCGTTAACATTATTAAATCATTAGTTGCCCATGTAAATGGAACTGTAGCTGTCACTTGGTTCTCATTCATATCTACCAGTTGTAATAAATTACTACCAGGTGTAGGTCTAACTACACCTTGCTCCCTATTAGCACCAGTACTACTATCTAGATATGTGACGGAGTTATTAGTATGTATTCCACTTAAACTTGGCATCTTAGCTGTATCTAGGACTAAACTATTTGGCATGTTTAGAGATAAACCGCCAGTTACTGATGTAGTAGATCCAAACGATATATTATAAGTTATAGATATTGAATCTCCGATCCGTCTAAAATAAGCCTCTACCGTACCATTACCTACTGATAAATTATCGACTACAGGTGTGAATGCTTCCCAATCTGTTGCTACAGGTATTTCTAGTGTAGTATTTTGAACCGCTGCACTCGTACCACTCGACTGTCCAACTATTGGAATAGATGCTGCCGTATAAGCTATTCTATCATTAACTGCCCATGTAAAGGGGGTTGTGGAATTTAAAGGTAAACCATTTCCAGTTATGATTTCTACCCCTGTAGCTGCTGATATAGTTCTAATATATGCTAGCTCAGAGTTAGTAAAAACACTTGCATCAGTTAACTCTATTGAGTCAATAAATTGAATACCAGCTATCTTGGTTAAATCTATAACCTTACCTACAGGAATATCAATAATAACAGATCCAGTTAGGACAGATGTGCTACCGAGAGTAAGTTTCATGGATATATCTATTGAATCACCAATCTCTCTAAAGCGACAAGTTGCAGTTCCATTTCCTAAAGTAAAACCAGTGAAGACACACGGATAAGTTTCCCAATCGGTTACTGGATTTAAAAAGCCTGATAATGTATTGGTGTATTTAACACCTAGGACTTCACCGGAATCTGCTACTAAGAACTCTCCATCAACACCCACTGGAATTCTGGCGTTTACTGTGCTGAACCCTTGGATGTCACCTTTAGTTGTTAGTGTTGTAGAGGTAGGAGCATCTTCCCATGAAGCTGTAGTTCCATCAGATGTTAATAATTGATCTACTGTTCCTATTGGAAGTCTAATATCTGAAGCTGCACCACCTCCATCGTTTATAATTAAATCACCTTCAGTAGTTGTTGGTGATGAACTTGGTTGTGCTACCCACTCAGGTATTCCACCCGAACTAACAGCTAATATTTGATTTAAAGTTCCTATTGCTAATCTTTGTCTTCCAGAGTCTTCATATAATAAATCCCCTTGAGTTGTTAGAGGGAGAGTTGGTTCTTTTCCATCTAATTGAGTTTGAATTGGAGATGTTACTAAATTAACAAATGCAATCTCAGCTGCAGTTGTTACTGAAGTGATGAGTTCGTCATTAGAACCTGTAATCATAGCTCGATCTGAGATTACATTTGCACTCTCAATTCTGACATCTACAGTAGGTTCTAAGGAGATATCATTCCCAGTATTACTTTCGATGATGTCTATTGCTTTACGTGTAAAGCCGCTCAATTGAGCCGCTGCGGTTCCTGCAAACAAAACCAATAAGGTTAAATAAATGTGTTTCTTATTCATTAGAAGTTCCTCGACTTTTCAATATAAAGTTCTAATTCGTCATTATAAATATATGTAATTGTGTACCCTCGTTGAAGAGTAGCAAATCCGTTTGATAGAATTCCAAATGGATTTGTGTTGTCTTCTATTGTTACTGGATTTGCATCACTATGTCCGACTATGGTTATTTCAGTCCCATCATCAACAACTTTAGCATTTGTAAATGGGAATGTATTTAATGTTACAGGTCCACCTGATCCTGACACTCTGACTTCCTGCCAATGAGATATAGGATCTAATGTTATTGTAGATGCAGCTGCTTTTACTTGTTCAGCAAATACAATCTTAGTGTTTTGGTTTATTCTAAGTTGAGTATTTACTACTTGTGAGCCTGAATTCCCGGACAAAACCTCATTTAGGGATAAAATCCCGATGGTTTCATCATTTATAGTTTTATCTAAGAAGGTATCATTAGCTACTTGTGATACTAATTTGGATTTAAATTGAATAGGCATTATGTTAGTCCTCTGAAAGTTAATAAGCCTGATTCAAAATAGCCAAACAGTTGCTTTTGAAACATCTCTTTTATTTTAAAATCTACACCTTGTTTACTCTCTCTAGTCGATTCTAATAAACACTTCTGAAAGGTTGCTGGAACCGTTACATCTGGAACGAATTCTATAGGTGCTTTTGTTGTACAATAGTCTAAAAATACTACAGATTCACTGAGTGCATTGGCATTTGAGGTGATATATAATTGGGGAATGATGTCTGTAATCGGACTGATATTACATTCCATGAATTCTACTTTCCCATATGAAACTACTTCAACTTGTCCATTAGCAGTTTGCCTAACTGTAGGGCTGATAGTCTTTACATTTATGTCAAAGTCTACGAATTTCTGTAATAAGTTTTGTGGTTCATAAAAAGACCCACTAGCATTTTCGCCTTCATATGAATTACTACCAGATCTATCAGCTACAAATCCCATTAACGGATAGGCTGAAATAGATGAAGTGGTTCCTGTTGTGGGCAATAACTCAAAATTACCTGGAGCTGCTATAGTTATCTTTCTAGTTGATCTGTCTAATGTAGCTGTATATTCTTGTCCACCAGCATTGTTAATCGCCACTGCTACTTCATTAACGAAATCCTCTAAGGAGAATGAACCAACCTTAATAACTGCTGTTATTTCAGGTCCGCCTTCACTAAAATCTATATTTTGATTATCAGTTGTAATCGTGTGACCAAATGTGAATCCTGAAAAGGTTTTAATTCCCATCTATGCTGTCCTCTGATTAAGTTGTACTAAACCATTCTTTTCGTTGCCTTCATTTATTACATTCGTAAGGAAGTCAGCTAACTCTGATTTATCACCAGATACTATGCCTTGAACTTCTATATTTACTATTGTGGTAGTTTGTCTTTCTTCTATATCTTCGGCAGATATTTCTTCATCCGCTGCGATTGTGCCACCACCTTCACCACCACCTACACTTGTAGGTGCTGAGCCACCACCAGCTGAATTTTTAAGGATTGTTCCGATTGCTACTAGCCCGGCACCCGCTGCAATAGCTGCGGCACCACTTAGGGATTTTAATGATTCAATACCAATACCGGCGAATATTAATGTCTCACCTAATTTAATAGCCATGTCTCCAATAACTTGAAGCATGAATTTACCGAAATTAGCAAATGCGTTTTCACCTTTCCCGATACTAGTAATTATATTCTGAATACCGCCTGAGATGCTTTGAACTACAGCTTGTTTAAATACTGCACCTAATTGTTTAGCTGTTTTCTCTATCGCTTTAAAGTTCTCTTTAGTTTTTACTGTTAGATCAGTCAAACCTACTCCAAAACTACTGAATAAATCACTGAAAGAATCAGCTAATGAGAATATAGCTGTCTCTACCACTGGTATTTCTTTCATAACTTGAGTGGTTCTCAGTAGTTCAGCATTTAAAGCTGCTATTTGCTCTGTTTTAGAAGTGATATCGCCTAGTATTTCAAATTGTGATGCCCCTTGGATATCTACAAAGCCACCTTCAACATTTTTAAGTCTTCCTTCCAAGTCAAATAACTCAGCTTTAGCAGTTGTTAATTGTCCAAAGACAGACTCATCTAATAATTTTTGTTCGCCTATACTTGTAATTTGAGTTTCTAATCCGTTTATTTGATTAGTTAATGATAATACTTTTCTTTGTGCGAATGTAGATTGTGCAGACCATTCTCTTAAAGCTGGTACACCTTCTCCATTCATTACAGCGGACCATTCCTCTAATTCTACTTTGAGATTACCAATAGTAGCTTGGAATTTAGATGTCTCTGAAGCTGTATCCCTATTGAGAGTTATAAATCTACTTAATGCTCCAGCCGCTTCACCTAGAGCTGGTATAAATTGTGCTACTAATTCTTGTCTTAATATGGAGAAGTTAGCAGTTGCTTGATCTAGTTGGAAATCTAATGATTTCCTAACTTCATTAGCTGCTGTAGTTGTAGCACCTAAAGAATTTGCTACTTCATCTTGTATTCTTGCAAAGTCTTGAAAGTCACCATTAACAACTTGTAGTATTGGAGTTAATGCTCTTACATTTGGAAATAATTTACCTAGCGATACTTCATTTCCTTTAGTAGCAACTTGTAAGTCTTTCATGAACTTTACTAGACCTTTCGATCTTAATGCTGCTGTAGAAAATTCTAATCCTAATCTCTTAGCTTCATCTGCTGCCTGCGGAGTTACTTTAATTAGAGAGGATAATAATGCTCTTAATCCGGTTACTGCTACATCGGTTTTTACACCTGCTTTAGTAATAGCAGCTAGGGCTCCAGCCAACTCTTCGAATTTCAATCCGGCTGCACTCGCTACAGGTGAAACATTACCAAGTGATGCTGCCAATTCTCCAAAGGTTGTTTGACCTTCCCGAACTGCTGTAAATAAAACATCTGATGCTTTTTCAGCAGTTAAACCCGCTGTAGCATAGGCATTTACAGAAGATACTAATAGTTTAGCTGATGTATCGATATCAACTAATCCTGCGATAGCCGCTTCATTTGAAACTTGTAATGTTTTTAATTGTTTTGCTGTACCTTTAACACCTGCTGAAACAATAGTATAAAATGCGTCAGCTTGTTTGGCATTTGAAGTGGCAAATGTTGCTGCAAAATCATTTAAGGCATCTGTAGATTCTTTAGTTAATTTAGAGTTGGCGGGTAATATTGAGTTTACATTGGCAACGGCTCTACTAAACAGTTTCATTTCACCGACTGCTAGTGATGCATTTCTTGCTACTAATGCAAATGATGCTGCTGTAGCCACTAATGCTACATTTAATGGTGTGAAGACCTTACCAAGTGCCTCCATTTTACCGCTAAGTTCTTTACCAAACTTAGAAGAGAAACCATCAGCAGCTTTCGTGCCTTCCTTTTTGGCTTTTTTGCCGAATCCTTTTAGTTTACCCTCTGCTAAGAGAGTATCTAAATCTAATTCTACGACTATCGTATTTGCCATTATCGATCCTTAATAACGTCTGCAATATTACCTATTGAAATACCTGCTACTTTTAACTGATCCGATGTTACTGCTGATTCAGCTCTCATCTTTTCAGTGGTTGCTTTCAATGTCATTTTTCTATCTACACTTGTCCTACCGTCTTTATTCAAGTGAGGATAAGCAGTAATTTCTTTCTTTGTTAAATTATCTTGGGCTTTAGCTAATTCCATTGCACCTATTAAAAAGGAGTAAGTTGGAACATCTAATTTCATCACTTCATCGTATTTATAATGATAGTAATTCATAAACCTTGCTAGGACGGCATCTCCACCGTCTACTTCTTTTTTCTAGCAGTCAACTCCGTGATAATTTCTTCGATAAAAGGGATCTCCATTTTACCGCTAACATTCTTTGGTAGTCCTAATAGAGATAACATTTCTATTACTACATCAGTTTCAACTGCATCTTCTTTATTTAACTTCTTATTATATTCTCTAATATCATCCACTGTAGGATAATTGAGCATATAAATCTTATCGTTAAATGTTAATTTTAGTTCTCTACTTTTGAATTCTAACATGTTTCTCCAAAAAATATGAGGACCGAAGTCCCCGTTGAATCTTATACTAACGAGTGATCGCCTCTTGCGAAAATGTTGATAGCATCTGGTTTGCTTCTGTCTGGAAGTCCCATAAAAGTGAAACTTGCAGCTTGTGCTTCTTGACCAGTGTAAGTAATGTCTGTCATATTTGGTGTAGTTAAGAACATTGTGATATCTGCACTTCTATCCGAGAATGGAAGTCTAGTTGGATGTCCTGTTAATTGACCAGCAATTGTGAAAGATGATTGATACAATTTAGATACACCAAAACCTGTTAGGTTTGTAGCAGAAACTGTCTCAGTATCACCATAACCGTCACCGATTAATGATTCCCAGTTAGCGGTATTCATTTCTACAAGACTCATATCCAAAGTGATTGTCTCACCTTTTTGAATTAAATCTTGAACAATTGAACCTTCAGAATCTTTAGTGATAGTTTCAAGATCTTGCTCAGTAGTTAGTGTTGCACCACCAGCTTGAACTGCTCCTAATTCACCACCAGAACCTAGAGCTAATACTGCTAGAGTTAAACTAGCTGCATTTGAATAATCTTCAACAGTGATTAATCCTAAAAATGCATTTTCTACTTGAGTAGTTCCTGACACTAATTCAACTGCTATTACTTCTACACTATTGGTGATCAATAAAGCTCTATAAAGACCTTCAAGTACAGAGGCACTATCGCCATTGGTGTAAATTAGTTGAAGACCAGTTTTACCTGCGATAAGTGGGTCTGTTCCTGTTCCACCGTCTAGCCATACATAATATTGTTTTTCATTGTAATCTTCATCAATTACATTTAAATCGAAGAACTCGTCTTCTAGTGATCCTGCTACATCGTCTACGAATGTGGTTGATCTACAGTGCCTTTTACCAAAGAAGTACTTCATTGCTTCTAGGACTTGTGATGATTGTGATGCTTGTGCTGCCATTTTTCCTTCCTTGTTGTTAGCTTAGGCTGTAATTTAATCTTACTATAAAATTTAAACTTATTTTCATAGCATTGTCATTAGTCGAATCCTCAATGGGACTCATATTTGTACATGTGATGTCATTTAAAATTATGACACCATTATAATTAGGTGGGAATATGATCTCATTTTTAACATTAACAGCTTGATCATATGCGTCATCAAATGATGTGATGTAATCACGATCCATCAACGTATATAGGTCAAGTGTTATTGCAAATGTATCCCAAAATGTATTGTCTTCTCTTACGGGTGTGTTGTCACCAATTACTAAATTATAGAATTTTTCTGCTTGAGGTTTAGATTCGTCATTGTTTCCGAATACGTCTTCCTCCCAAGGTAGTATATTAGGGATAATCTCGACAATTTGAGTGTTAAAATATGTCCTAATATCATTTAATGGTCTAATACTCATCCTAGAATCACCTGTATACCACTGTTGAAAACTAGATCGTCTTCTTGTTCGTATTTACCATCATCATTTTGATCTATTTTAAGGATAAACAGGTCAAAAGCATTACCATACATGCCTTGATAGTCTCTAAACTTTACATAATATTTATCATCATTATTTTTGGATGCATCAAAGAAGATATTAGCTAGGGCTAAATACTTAGCTGCATTTCTAATCTCTCCGAACTCTAAGATATCCCACTTAGTGATGTCGTCTACTAGTTCATCACCAGTTTCGGCTTCAATTTTAGTCCGTCCCCCGTTTCTTAGTGTTTGAACTATTTCATCTCTTGCACCTACATGATAAGCAATGAATGAGATGTCATTCTTATCTAGTAATAGATCTAATTGCCTCACTAGTGCTCGCATATCGTTATCATCAGCAAATACAATATTCAAACCTTGTACTACGGGGGAATTTGTTGATGCATCTTCTACAGTTAAAAAGAAAGCCTCTTGACCGTCAACTGTTTCAGCTACCCAATTATCGGGTTTAGTCCATCTAATAAATCCTGATCTGGAATAATTTAATGTGATATCTTCTACTGATATTTCAGTGCCGTTTATCCTAAATGTTAAATCACTACCTGTTGATGGCGTTACAAATTCTATATAAATAGTATCGAATGGCTTGTAGAGACCAATATAAGTTGTTCCACTAGTTGTTAATGTAAAAGAATCTCTTAGATAATCTCTAGCGAATATGGATACATCAGTAAAATCACTAGGAGTTGGTTCATTTATTACTATTAAATCTCGTATTAACATATCTTATCCTTAAGGTGAATCAACTATAATATCTGCTGCTTCAGTATTAAATGGGGTACCATCATTTAAATTTACACTTATATCTTTCATTACACCAGTTCCACCTGTTGCATCATCGTCTACATTTCCACCTAATTGATAATAAGCAACCATAGCTGTTGCACTACCAAGAGTTCTACCATCTATGATTTTTCCACTATTAAATAGCTCAGTTACTTCAGCAGCACTTAAACCTTTATTGTAATAAGTTACATTGGAAACTTGACCATCGAAGAAAGTAACTGGAGACCCATTACTTTCACGAGCACCTATTAGGAAATCTCTTGCACTATTGAATACACCACCAACATGGGCTAGAGGTGTGTTGTCTAGTGATCCGTCTAGATACATTCTTAAGTCACCACCAGAATCTAAGAGACATACTAAATGATGCCAATTTCCTGCTGTTATTGCTGTTGCATTGAATGTATTTGAAAATCCAGCACCATCTGCACTTAATAAGAAATTAAATTGACCACCTGCTAATAATCTACAGAAGAATTCATTTTGAGAACTTTGATTATTCCCTTTCCCAAATACAGCTGGGTTTGTGGCTTGTATAGTTGTTGCTTTAACCCACATAGAAACTGACATTTCAGATCCTACATCATAGGCAGTTATATCTGGAGCAGACACATATTCATTTACACCATCTAATATTAGCGATCTTAATCCCCAAGTAGGAGGTATGTCGTCTACGATATCTCCAGATACCATATTTATCATTGTTGCATCTATAGCATCATTATTGTCTTTAATTGTTGGGAATGTGTCTCCATCTCCCATTCGATACCAGGTAGTTAAATTGGCTGCTCCTGGATGGTCTTTTAAATTGCCAGGTCTTCTTTGACCATATATTTGTGATATATCTGATACAGATAATTCTTTATCCCAGAATGACCATTCATCTATATTTCCTGGAAATGCCATGCCTGCAGCACTGTTTGATCCTATTAATGCGTCACTTGAAGCATTAACAATACTCATTCCAGCCAATCCATCTTCTAATACAGAATCAACCGTTAATAATACATTGTCAGAATACACCTTAATACCAGCGGCTAACCCAGTACCATCATATGTCAGGGTTAAATAGTTCCATACATCAAAGGTATCTGCACCTAATACGTATCTAACTCTTATTTGATTTGTATTACTATTATTGAAATTTATAAGTAATCTGTTGGTAGCGTTGTTATCCTGTTGAACCAATATACCTATTGTATTTGATCCAGTTCCAGTTAATGTGGTAAATATTACTCTTGCGTTACCTACATTTGTTTTCTTTTGCCACCAGGAGAATGAGAATGTTTCATCTTGTTCAAACTTAAAGTTATTACCCATATTTAAGTGTTGATTGGCACCTGGAAATAGTATCGATTTCTCGTTTATAAATATTTCTTCACCAGTAAATAGAGTAAAAGGGAAAGTTAACATTATTTAAAATCCAATGCTAGGCTACAGTCAATTATTGTTCCATCTGAAACGCCTGTTAATATATCTCTTGATGATGGTGCTGTTGAAAGTGTTGGAACTGTCCCACCTGCAAAATTAAATGCTGATCCAAATGCTAGAGTTCTAGTACCTGTGCCATCTTGATTTAGTCTCCAGATATATGTTGCTCCATCTGCTAAATTAGTTGGGTTATCTAGAGTTCTATTTCCTGCTAATGTTACTTCGTGTACATTTCCTAATGCACAGTTTGTAGCAATGTTGGCACCATCGGCTAATGTATTTGTTAGTGCAAATGCCTGATGTTCAAATTTAGTTTCAGTCAGACCCGATGCTACTAATGTTTTAGCAGCCATAGATGATTTTATCTCGAAAAGATCTAAACCTGTTGGGGTGTCAGCATCTTGTAATGTGAACGCCCCCTGTGTAGCATTGGTTTTAATTTCTGGTTCTATTGAATTAGCATAAGCTTGCTGAAGTGTAGTAGTTGAACTTGTGGCTCCACCTGTTGCACCTTCACCAAATTTACCAGCTGCTATAAACTTAGCATCACCTACATCTGACAAGTCTGTCGCATTTCCTTTAACTATCAACCAAGCTCTAATTGGTAATGCTGATAGAGCTGGATTTTTATTGAAAACTTCTGTTGTTAAAGATGCCTCGGCATCTGCTATAGATGAATAGAGAGCTTGACCATATTGTATTATTACAGCTGTATCCTGAGTTGGAAATATTCTTTGTATTGTAAATTGGTTAACCCCGACTGAAGCAAGGGTACCAGATCCATCGTCATAGTTGGCTGGATCTATCACTGTAAAAGGTCCAGTAGCAGTGAACCCCCCCGATCCATCTTGATGATTGTAAAAGAAACTACCTGCTACTGTTGCAGCATTTACAACAGTATTTGGATCTTTCCTATTATTCTGGGTATTCGACCCCATAGAAAATGATGTTCCGCCCGATTTATTTATACTTAAATTGACACCATTGGGGCTATAGATATTACCACTGATGTTTATTGTCCCTATTGCGGAGGACAAATCCTGCAGTTGATTAATAGGAGCTGCATCAAAAACTGCTATGGGGACTGTATTAATAATATTTGTCTGAAAGGGGTGTGCTACAGCACCTAAGGAAATGCTGTCTCTCTCTTGCTCTGGTGTTAATAAGTTTTCTGTTTGGACAACCACACCATCAAACATACCAGTAGATGGGTTAAATGCCCCTTTTTGAATACTGGTAAATGTTGCTACACCAGTTAATAGAAAATCAGGTGTAATTGCTGTTAACCCAGTCCATGACACTGAGGATATAACCACATTGTCTGGGTCTGTATATGAGTCTACAACAAGACCGGTACCATCTGATATATCAAATTTTGTATCGTCTACATTTATAGTTATATTTCCACCCGCTTTTAAAGCGGTTGAACTAGCTAGCCCTATGTCATTTTTTAATTCTGATGTTAATGTTAAATCATCTAAGTGGTGTATTTCTACTAAGATTTGACCAGCTATTCCCCCTGCTAGAGTTGCACCTGATAATGTGAAGTTTACAGTGGCATTATCAACAACTGACATTGTTATTGCATTACCAGCCGTACCACCAATTGCACCTATAATTGTTATTACTGCACCTGATACAGAGGTTCTAACTTTCCCCTCTATTAATGCATTTCCTGATGAGCTAATTGCATTACAAATATTAAATGCCGTTTCAGCTATTGTTGCACCAGCTACCCAATCTGTACCTAATACAAAAGATACACCGTTTATAATTACGTCATCTCCGGCATCAAATGAGTTATTCACTATTGTTATCGTACCAGTTGCAAGTGTTCCAGGATTAATTGCCTGCAATGTCATGTAGTTTATAGTCCCATCTGTAATATATTCGCCTCTAATCTTAGCGAATGATGGAAGTGTTAATGTTTCACCAGCAGCTGAACTGATTTCTAGATATCTAGTATCATTCATCTGATAATTTACGATACTTAGTGTTGTATTTGTCGTTAGTGTTTTAAATTTATAAACATCATCTTGATTTTCAAAGAAGTTTACTTCAGTCCCTGTTAATTCAGACCTATTATAACCAACTCTTGATATTAATTGGTGTTTAGCACCTTGGTGTAGAAAATAACCTCTACCTGTTCTATGTACATGGAAGAATTGACCATGGAAATTGTTTGGATCTATATTATCAAGACCACACTCAGATTGCATGAACCCATTTGTGGTTTGTATCCATACACCACCGGTTGATTGCATTTGAAATGGACCATTGTCTATTGCCCTGGCATCTGTATCCCAAGTATAGATAGAGAATGGGTTAGCATCCCCTGCTACAATCTGGAATACTAATATGATATCGCCTTGAGTAATACCTATTACTGATTTAATTTCTACTGGGTTATTAAGACTCGCAACACTTACTGATTGTAGTGTTGTACCTGCAGGACCAGCCGGACCTGTAGCACCTAGTTCAGTCAATGATCTATATTCTAATTCAGCTACATTGTTTTTAATCAAGGCAGTCTCAAGAGCTGCCTCAGTAAATCCTTTAGGGATATGTATCTCAGCATCTACCGTTATTTGTGAGTGAATATCTTCAGCCATTGTCTACTCCGTGAAAATTAGTGTTCCGTCATTTAATGTTATTGATATGTTTCTACTATTAACTAATAGAGGTAGAGTGGTAATATCCACTCCTCTTAATGCTAGTTCATCGAATTGTGCTATTTTATGGGAATACGTCTCTAATGCATCTATTCTGACAGCTTTTTGATCATCAATTCTGTCAGTATGCGGTCTTGAATTAGGTGTTAATCCCATTAATCACTCCCCAATTTTGCATTAGCTTTTATTAAAGTTTCAACATCCATTTTACTATACTCAGAATCTGTCGATGTGAAAACATCTTCTGTTACTCTGACATATCGAGTTATGTCTGCATAAAACCAAACAACCATGTCTCCTGTTTTAGATTCATATGGGGTTTGATAATTAAAGGTTCTTAAATTAGCTAGATTATTAGCGTACTGAAGTCGTTCCAACGTCTCTTCGTTTGAAGCTCTGATATGTAAATTGACTAAAGACGGGTTATTTTCCATTTAAGTCCTAATGTAAAAAACCTAGGGACCGAAATCCCTAGGAGTAATATTTAAAACTTAAATTAAACTAGTGTTACTACAGTGATTCTATCTGAACCAGTATCAGTTAAAACACCACCATAAAGGTGAGACATAGAATAGTCATCTTTAATACCAAGAGCTTGTTCTTGTCTTAGTAGTAAGATGTTCATTTGTCTTGCGAAAGCAGTTGAATCCATTTGCTCAGCAATGAATCCACCAGCAGGTACTGAAACAGAGCTAGATTCTACAATTGTAAAACCAAATACTCTAGATACGAAACCTGCCATGATTGGGTTTTCACTACCATACTTATCAACGTTGATTACATTGTTGTTAGCTAATAGAGATGCAACAAATCCTGGGCTTGCAATAATAAATCTTCCATTTCTAGGAACATTAGCAAGATCCATGAACTCTTTTTGACCTGCAATAGCTGCTAAAGTATCACCACTATAAGTAGTAGTTAAAGTGCTAGTTTGACCTGCACCAGTAACCATAGCTGCAAAAAGAAAATCATCAATTTCAGCAGCTAATTCTCTAGAACCATTTTTAACAGCTTGAGTAACTGCATTTATTTTAGCTTGAACCATAGCTCTTTTAGAGATTGCCCATGCTACTGCACGTTGTCTGTCTAGATCTAATTTTGCTGTGTTAACTACAATACTTTCTGGTGTTAAATCAACACCTTCAGTTACTGTTAATACTGACATACTATTGAATAGTGGAATGTCTAATCTATCCATTCCATCTGCTACTGGGTATTGTCTTACTACACCTAGAGCTACTGAGTCTTGAATTAAAGTTTCAGTTACTATGTCTGAAACCCGTTTCTCAATTACCGATGCTAAATCGGTACTTCCTGTATCTGCCATTTTATACTTCCTTGTTTACGACAAGTCAGAGCACAAAGTCACCTAAGACGTCTGCTAACTTGTCTTCGCTTGATCTTAAATCTGGCTCAGGACTTGTGTCCATTGCCGGTCTTAGCGAAGTTTGTCCAGATTTCTTCTCAGTGTTAAACATCCATGGTTTATTTGCTCTCACTGCATTCACAGCCTCTTCAATTCCACCAACGGATTGATTGTCAGCATCTAGGGATAAAAGATCTTGTGGAAGTGCATTGATGATATCGCTAACATCATGTGCATCTTTAGCCAAAGCAGCTACTTGAAAGTTTAAATCCTTTTTAAGGGCTTTCTTTTCACTAACTTTAAGTCTTTCATTAAGTGAATGAATCTCATTTTTATTGATCTCATCCAATTCTTTCCACTGTTCATTACTAGCGAGTTCTGATTTCTCTTTATTCTCGTTTTCTGATTTCAGTCCTTGATACTTAGACTTATAACTTTTAGATTCTTCTAACAATCTAGAGTTACTGTCTTCCATCTTCTTAACCTGAGCCATGATAGCGTCCAATTCTGCCCGACTAACTGGTTCTTCCTTAACAACTTCTTCATTCCCTATCACTTCTGACATGGTTAACTCCTTGGGCGTTCGCCTCTTACTTTTTGAATATCTGTTTCGCTAATTTGTTTAAGACTTCTCTCATTCTTAGCGTTATTGACCGACTAAATTCCTCACCTTGATTGGTAGGGAGCATACGTCTAACAACTTTAGATTTTCCTGCACCTCTTCTATTATGTATATCTGCTAAGAAGTTGTCAAAACCTATAAGTACACCTTTTTTTGTGATCTTAAAGAATATAGATTTTAATAACTCGCCTGTCACTTTTAAGTTAACAGGACGGGCTCTTTTCCCATCAACTCTCCCGGCTCTGATCTCTTTTTGATAGGATCTAGAATAGTTTGGAAATCTTATTTTACCTTTAACAGGTGACACACCACGTTCAATAGATTTAACAATCTCTTTCTCTAATGACTTAGCCACTCTACCTTTAGCTTTAAGCTTAAACTTCTTAATGTCTTCTTTGGCATCTCCAAAGTCTACATTTACTTTAGCCATCTGTAGTTTCTATTCCTCCATCCTTAAACTCAGGACAATACTCACATACTATTCCATGTATTGGATGTTTATAATAAATACCTTCATCGGGGATTTCCTGATGGCATTTTTTACATTTAGTTACTAATTCAACTACATCTCCCATTACTTTTTCTTTTCACCTTTCTTCTTTACTTTCTTCTTAGCTTTCTTCTTAGCTGCTGCTGCTGCTCTTTTAGCGTCTTCAATTGGATTGTGTAATGCCATGATTTACTCCTCGAAATCTTCGTCTGTATATGTGTTATCACTATCTAGTTCCCAATCTGGGTCTGGTTTTACCCAGTAGTATTCTGTATATGCTTCTCTTGCATCCATTATATAAATCCCTCACTTTCTAGAAATGATTCTAAACCTTCATCACTAAATAAGTCACCTAATGTTATTGCTGTTACTTCAGCTGCTTGGACTGTTGTTCCGATTCTAGTAGCAGTTCTAGTGGGTCTAACTCTAAACTCATTAACAATTGCTGTAATTCCTCGCTCAATATCTGCGTCAAATTTCTCTGACTTATCGGGCACGAATCTTCTAGTTGGTAGTTTAGATTTGCCACTAAAGTTGTTATGCCCATCTGCTTTTGGGACTTCTGATGCTGCAAAGATTCCAACCTGTACTCCTTTAGTGCTATTTTTAAAAGTTAGCGAGTCTAACATATCTCCATCTAGTTCTAAATTAGGGGTTGTGTTACCACCTTTCTCAGCATCAGCATAATCTCTATTAAGTCTCTTAAACTTATTTCGTCCTGCTACTGGAGAGTCACCTGCTGATACAGATCTTAGGATCTCTTCAACAACAAACTCACCTACTTCTCTTTTAACAGTAGCTCTTTGACTAGGTGGAACATCTTTTAAATCTAATGTGATGTTCTTAGATATTTTGGTTAGGCTGATTGCCATTTAATTGAGCTCCCACTGGACTGCCAAACTGTGGCATTGATGGTGTTAACTTATTTATTCTTTCCGTTTGTGCTTTTTCAGTAGATTGTATTTTTTCTCTAGCAGCATCTTCAGATAGGTTGGGGTCTAGGATTCTTAATGCCTCCCATCTTTCTATCAAACCATTATCGAGATCGAATTTTATATTTCTTCTAACCTCTTCATCGCTAATAAGTACTTTAGGTTTCTTAAATACTACATCTAATTGATCATCTTCAGAGAATACAGAGTTACCTCTAAAGTCTTCCCAAGCTTTAATGATCTCAAACATTTCTTTTTCAACCATTACATAGAGCTGTTGATTTTCTTCGATAACATCTTGAACACTAGAATTAGCAATAGCCATCTGCAATCCAGAGTTAAAGTCTTGCCCATCAGACCCAACTGCACTGGTGTTTTTCATTCCATGCTCATTAAGTATTTGTTTTACGTATGTGATAAACCCCTCTTTCATGCCAGATAGATCTGAATTGGGATTTATATAGCCAACTTCAGTAGGCTTATCATCCGGATTCTCTGATTGAGGTAGTTTTATAGCATTCAATAGACCTTTAGTGATCTTAGCGAATTTGTTCTCGTACTTTATAGGATATTTGAAGGTCAATTGACCTGATGATGTATTGGCTGCTGTTAGATATTCAGACAATTGTTGATTAGCTGTAATAGTCTGAGCTTTTAAAGGAGATAGGGTAGGATAATCGATAGCCATTTCTTGAGATAAGAATACAAATGGTATCTTATGAAGAACATTCTCCATTTGTGGGTTTTCAGGTTGATCAACAAAGGTGATTGATCTCTCAATTACCTTACCTTTCTGTGTAACAACTGTGGATATCTCTACTTCAATAACTACATAGTTATCTTTACTCCACATTGCATAGACTCTTGATTGAGCTGCTGAATCTGCTTGAGCTTCAGCTATTAGATTGTCTAATCCATCACCACCAGCTGCTAACGCTGCATTAGCTGATCTGTTGTCGCCTCTTGCATTTTGAGTGATGTCTAAGTTTCCATAGTTAAGTATGACAGCAGTAAGTTCACCTGTCTGTTTGTCTCGCACCACCGAGTACTCGTAACCCTGTAAAGCCATGAATTGGTACTCTTCGGATTCATCAAGATTATTAACCCAGAGAAGACTATGCTTATGCAAGTTTGTAATAGTATCAAAGAAAGGCATTTGCCTGATAGCATCACCCTCTTTATAAATCTCTGTAAGCCTATCATTCTTCACCTCATCTTTGGTATCTTCAATCCGTCGAAGTGGTTGCTCTTTATATGCTTTTGACTTTGTATCTGTGATTACTTTACTAAATGATATGTCACCAATTGTATAGCCATCATGTGAAGATGGTCTGGTGGTTACAATTCTCTCACGTACATACGGATAAACATTACCTGAATAGACTTCCCAACTATCAAAGTTCTCAGTCTTTCTAGCTCTCTCTTCACCACCTTCAATGTCAGAAATGATCCGAGTGATTATATTAATATCTGTTAGGTCTAGATTTTCAGCCATGATTACTCCAATATAATTCCATCTGTATCGTAAAATTCTTCGATAGGATCTAAGAACCAACACCCATAGCCAGCATTATCTGAACAGTGGGTTAGCATTGTGTCTGTCTTCTGATCTAATTTATTATCTTTCCAACACACTTTCTCAAAGTCTCCAATCAGTTTCTTGCACTTAGGATCTATTATAATCTTGTCGTGTGTGAAAAGTCTATTCATGTTGTTTACTCTGTCAACTACGAATGGATTACGCACATGGTCCGGAATCTTAAATCCAGCATCTTCTAATATCTTAAAGTCAGATGCTCCAGATGTCTTTCTGTTCTTACCTGTTGAATCGGGTATTACAGTTCCATAGTAACCACGTCTTCTAAGTTCAGCTACCATCTTATATGTATCGCTATTCTCTAAATAGATCTCATCTAAGAAATGAAAGATGCCATCATAGTATTGCATTATGGATGCAGTCATTGGGTTAACATTGAAATCCATTGTTATGAACAAGGAACCTGGAATCTTTGTGCATGACTGAACATGTCTCTCACGATCAAAAGCATAATAGGCTTCACCATCTGAGCTATCTGTGAATAGACCTAATAAGAATCTGTTCTTCTGTTCTTCAGATAATCCCTCTAATCGTTTGATATATCCTTTAGCTAAGTTATCTAGATTATCAGCAGGATTCATAATCATTGAAGCGTATTCATCTGGATCTGGTAGAGGTGTTGACTCTACTGGATTGAGTAGCTTAATGAATTGCCAGTAGCTCCAATGTTTCTTAGTAGGAGGGTTCTCATCGAAATAGGCTTTAGGTTCAAGACCACTATTCTCAGCTAATCTGGTTAATGCCATCTCAACAGATGCATAGGATAATTCACTACATTCATTAAAGAACATAGTTGAATACTCTTTACCTAATATCTTCTCAACTCTCTTATCATCATCTAATCCAGCTATCCATATTTCAGAACCATTAGGTAATGTCCATACATAATCAGATTTGTTTCTACCTTGCCAGCTATTAGTTAAATCAGGAAAGCAGATCTCTATTACTTTAGGAAGTGTATCCATCCAGATTGATGTCTTAATAGCATTGAATGTTTTCCTAAGCATGACATGCCTAGACTTCTTCTTAGCAGCTCTAATGATAATGGCATAACAGATGATAAATGTTTTACCTGATCTGGATCCACCATATAACATTATATAGATAGCAGCTGTGCATAGTAATCTGATTGCTTGAATTTGAGTTATGGTCTTCTTAAAGAGCTGAGTCGTCACTATCAATCTTCATAATGATTTCTTTATTAGTATTAACAGTTTCCATCTTATCTCTATATCTAGTTACATTTTGAGTGATAAACTTAGCAAAACCACTGTCAGATAATGCTGGCTATGGGTGTTGGTTCTTAGATCCTATCGAAGAATTTTACGATACAGATGGAATTATATTGGAGTAATCATGGCTGAAAATCTAGACCTAACAGATATTAATATAAT